ACTACACTGAGAAGTGAACTGGAAAAGATTAAAGTTGATGGTGCTTTAATCAACGCCGCGTCAAAAGCGGGAAGCGTAAACCCAGAGCACATTGCTCAGTTACTTAAAAGACATATTAGACTGGACAGTAATGGTTCAGTCAGTGTTGTGGATAGCGAAGGTAATGTTCGTTATAATGATTCAGCAGATCCTATGAGTGTTGATGATTTAACCGAAGAGTTCCTTAATGCTAACACTTATTACCGCGTAGCGGGGCCAAGTGGCAGTGGTTCACAAAGCAACACAGAACCGTCCAGAGCAGAAGCGATGGACTTAAATTCATTGGACTTAACCCGTGCCGACCATAGAGAAATCTATAAAAAGTGGAAGGCAGAAGGTAAAGTCTAAACCTTATTGAGAGGAAATAAAAATGGCATATAATAGCGCATTTGATCTTGCTTCAATGGTAGTACCTTTGAAAGCAGCAACCGTGTACTCAGCACACGAAACAAGTCAGTTCCTTGGTGGTGAAATCATTCCTGTAGTGAATATCCCAGCAGGTTCTGCCAGTCTTCAGGTCCCACTATTGGGTTCTGTTTCTGCTACAAAATTAACAAGTGAGTCACAAAATGACATCGATGTTACAGTAGTAGGTGATACAAGCGTATCAATCCCAGCAGCGATCTACGCTGCTCGCACAGTCCTTCGTGACTTGGGCGGAATCGATCCACAAGAAGTTGGTCGTGTACTAGGTAACGCTGTTTCAAACAAGTTTGACACAGATGTTGCCGCTCAACTAGAAAGTGCTTCAATCACTCAGAATGTTGACACTGCTGGTACAGTTACACTTGACTTCGTTCACGAAGCAGTTGAAGAAATCCGTACAAATGGCGAAATGGGTCCACTATTTGGTGTTCTTTCTCCTGCGATGGCAACTAACCTACTCAAGAGTATCGGTAGTGCCGCATACGCTGGTTCAAACTTCCAGGGCAACGCTCTTCAGAACGCTGACCTAGGTGTTGTTGCTGGTGTACGCTTCATCGTATCAAGTTACATGACTGCTAACAGCGGTACAATCTTTGCTCCAGACGCATTCCGTATTGGTATGTTCAAGAACATCGATATCGAAGTTGCTCGTAGAGCAGAAGCAGTTGGTAACGATCTTGTTGCTAACCTACATGCTGGGGTTGGCCTAGTTGACGCAACTCGTGCTTGTCGCTTATACGACGTCACACCATAATGGTTAAAAGGGAGAATAGACGATGGCATACGCAACAAACAGTGATTTAACAACACTATTACCAAGTATCTTCAATCATGGTGAAACTGACTTCACTGACGAACTTACAGAAGCGGAAGCAGATGTTAAGAGAGACATTGAGGTAGAATGGTTAAAACGTGGTTTTAGAAAAGGCGATGGTAATACAAGATTTGATGCTACTTTGCTCACGGACGCTCAGTGGAAAAGAGCAACAATGTATAAAGCACTCGCTGATTACATTATGCCGCGTCTATCTCCATTCCGTGATGAAGATAGTTTCCAATTACAAATGAAACACTATAAAACAAGATATGCTGAAGAAATGGCCGCAGAGTTTGGTCGTGGTATCCAATATGATGCTGACAATGACAGTGTTGTAGAGGATAGCGAATACTTTGAGGCACATCAGGATAGATTGTATAGGTAATTAAATGAGTAAGAGAGAAGATATCGTTGCTGAAATTGTTACCCAAGTTGGTAACGCCGCCGGCGTTCAAACGGTTACAAGAGAACCTAAAGCACTTGAAGAACTGGCAGTTCCAAGTTTTCCACATGTGCTTGTAGAGACAGCGAATGAAGTTCGCACTCACGCAAGCATTGGTGGTACACCGCGTAGAGTAAGTGATTTAGATGTGCTTCTAAATATCAATGTATATGGTGCTAACCGAGATCAATCTCGAAACACCATTATTGATGCTATTGAAACACAACTAGACTTAGACCCTACGCTAAATGGTAATTGTTTTGATTGTCAAGTAAGCGAGGTAAGTATCCGTGAGATTGCTGAGAGCGCACCATATGGGCAAGCAGTTATGGTACTCACGGTAAGGTACTTCTATGATAGAGGTACTCCATAATTTAATAGTGACAGTAGTCACGCCATTATCCTAGGAGAATAAACATGGCAGAACAGAAAGGTATTGAGGGAGTTGTCAAAATTGACACAACTGGTGGTACACCTGCTATTATCTTAAATGTTACTACTTTCTCACTTGAGGAGACCAGTGAAACATTAGATGTTACATCTATGTCATCTACTGGTAACGCTCGTGAGATCCTACCAACATTTACGGCATTCAGCGGTACACTAGATGGTTATTGGGACAACACCGATGCGAAATTGAACCACAGTTCAGGCGCAGAACCTGTTATCCAAGCAGGTACAACTATCGACTTCGAACTCTATCCAGAGGGCGAAGGTACTGGTAACCTTTACTACAATGGTAGTGCGATCGTTACAAGCATTTCAAGAAGTGCTAGTTTTGACGGCGCAGTTGAGTATTCAATTGCTTTCGAAGGAACAGGTCCACTAAGTTATAGTGAAGATACCTAATAAGTAATAGGTGAGTCGATGGCAACATTCAGTAATTACAAAGATGTGGTTAAACATATTAAAAGTAGTATTGTAGTTGCCGTCGACAACTTACTTGAAGATATCAAAGATGATATCAAAGACTTGACACCAGTAGATACTGGTAGAGCAAGACGTGGATGGAGATATACGCCAAAATACAAGGC